TTTGCCGCCCTGCGGGACGCTGGGGCGGCCCTGCAAGGCCAAGAAAGCGGTTACTTTAGCGATGCGCTTGGTGTCTTCGATCAGGGGCGGGAACGCGAACGGTTGCGCAGGCAGGGGGGTTTGCAAAACCTCGCGGCGTTGCAGCAGGCGCGCGCCTATGCGGCATTCTCTGGTGATCAGCAGGCATTGAGCGCGTTTGACGCGGCGCTCGCTGATGTTTACGCCCAACTTGGTGTTGGAGGTGCTCCTAGCGCAGCATCTGGGGCGGCCCCCGGCGCGCCTGGCGTTGCCCCCACCACGGCAGCACCAACCGCCGCGCCGGCTGGGGGCACTGGTGCTCAGCCTCCGCAGACCACGCAACAGCGGATTGATGATATTGACGCGGAACTTGCACGCCTTGCCAGCGGTTCGATGCTTGGTGTGGACACATCGGCGCAGATGCAGCTTCTTATGGACGAGCGCAACCGACTGTCTGATGCGCTTCAAGAAACTGTTGTAACCGGCCAAGAGACGGCTGCGGCGGTTGAACGGGCGCAAACGGTGGAACTACCGCGCATCGAAGCTGCACTCGGATACCTTGTGCAGGGCACCGATGAAAACGGAAACCCGGTCATTGACCCGCAGTTCACCGGCCCGCTTGGTATGGAGGCGTTCCGCCGTCTTAACCCGACGGCCTATAACGACCTGCAAAACATTCTCAACACGGTGCGCTCTGGACAACTTCTTGAGACCTTGCAACAGGTCACAACCGGCGCACTCTCTGAGGGCGAAATCGCGGTTTTTGGTGGCACGCGAGGTACGCTGGATATTAACGACCCCGCTGGAACCGTGCGGACTCTGATGCAAATTCAACGTGAACTTCAGCGACTTCTGGCGGAGCAATCCAGCGGCGAATCCGCCCAACCTGACAACCCGTTTCGTGAGGTAAACTGATGGCCGATACTTACGCGATCTTTGACAGCACCGGGCAACGGCGTGAAGTTGAGGCTAACAGCCCCGGCGAGGCGCGCGCTCTGTTTCGTGAGTTCTACCCCGACCAATACGAAAGCGGGATTATCATTCGCAACCTTGCCACGGGCGATGAAAGTTACACGTCTCCGGGCTACGCCACGACCGACCCCGAGGCGATCCGCAACATTCGCGAACAAGGCATGACCGCAGGCGAAGCTTCTAGGCGGGCTTACCAAGAAGCTATTGTTTCCGAAGACCCGGCGCTAGCGCGCGGGGCGGCTATGATGTCAGGTGTGCCAGGGCTTCGCGGATGGTATGACGAAGCCGTTGGCAGTCTTTACGGCCCCGAGGCCGCCGCCGGGGTGCGCTTTGCTCAAGAGGCCATGCAAGAGACCCGCCCGATGGAAACCCTTGGGCTTCAACTCGGCACCGGCATTGCTACCAGCCTTCCGTTTGGCGTTGCCACGACACCCGCCGCTCCAATGTCTCTTGGTCGAGCCATGTTGCAAGGCGGCTTTATGGGTGCAGCAGGCGGTGGGCTTGAAGGCGCAATCGCCGGGGGTGGTATGGGTGAAACCCCAGAGGCGCGCGCCTATAACGCCGCGCAACAAGCGCAGGTTGGCACGATGATTGGCGGCCCGCTTGGGATGGCCCTTCCCGCCGCTGGGGCAGGGGCAGCAGGTGCCTATAATACTTTCCGGGGCAATCCTGCCATGGAACGCATTGCGAGGGCTGTGGGCCTGTCCCCAGAAGCAACGCAGGTGGCGGGTGGTTACAGGGCGTTTGAGCAAGGCGGCCCCGACATTCTGCCCGCCCCGGTTCCTCGGTCTTTGGCTGAAACGTCGCCTGAAATGAGCAGTCTACTGGACCTGTCCATGTCTGTCCCATCCGCTGGACGCGCTGAGACGCGAGGCATGCTGAGCCGCCAAGCGACTGAGGCCAGTCAGCGGCTTAATGGCGAACTCAATCAAACATTGGGTGAAGCTGTGGGGCCTGCAATTCGGGAAGCCGAGATGCGGCAGGCAACCATGCAAGCCCGCCGCGATGCTTACAATGCCGCGTATGCCGCGCCCATAGATTACACGACGCCACAGGGCGACCGGTTGATTACATTGTTGGATCGCGTTGACCCTGACATTATTGAACGCGCCAATCGACTGATGGCCCGCGAAGGCAATCAATCAAACCAGATCAGGGTGACGTTGGACGAAAACGGTGAAATCGTTTCGACCGAGCGACTGCCCGACGTGATGCAACTGGACTACATCACGCGCGCCTTGCAATCCCGCGCCAGGGCGATGGGGGCCGAACCCGAGGACGTGCGAACGCTGACCGCCCAACTGGTGGATATTCGCGGCACGCTGGACGAACTCGTCCCGGAATATCGTGCGGCTAGGTCAGAGGCCGCCCAACTTCTTGGCAACATTGATGCCCTTGAAATTGGGTATAACGCAATGCTGCCCGGTACACGCCGTGACATCCTTCAAATGGAATTGGATGGTTTGACCGAGGGTGAAATAACCAGCGTGAGAGCCGGTGTCAGGGACTACATTGATGAATTGGTGGGGCGGGTGTCGCGACCGCTAGACCCTGAGGGTCAAGAAGCTCAAGAGGCTGTTGCTGCCTTGCGCGCGCTAACCACATCAAACGCTCAAGCCAAGCTTCGCATGATCCTTGGGGATGAAGCCGATGCGTTTATTGAGCGGTTACAAGAAAACATTGAGCCTCTTGCGATCCGAGCGGTTGGTGGTGGCTCTCCGACGGCCCCCCGCCAATTTGGGATGGAGACTGTGCAGGGCTTGGCGCAACCGGGGGCGCTTGAGCGCGCTGCGCAAAACCCGCAGGCGATTCCAGGCATGTTGACCGGTGTTCTCGCGTCCGGGACACCGACTTCGCGCGAAACGATGAGCAACATCCTTGGGGAATTGGGTCCGTTCGCGGCGCGGCAACGCCCGGCTGATGAGTTGGGTCAACTGCGGGATTACTTAGCCCGCGTCCAAGCGGCAGAGGCCCTACCCCAAGAACTGATGCGAACCGGTGTCCGCAGCGGCTATCAGATCGGGCTAGGCACGCAACCAGCCGTCACGCAGTATTTGCAACAGCGCGGAACCGCTCCTGCCCCGATTGGTATTCTTAACCGCTAACAGCCTCATGCTTCGGCGGACGGCCTCGGCGTTTCGGCGCTGGGGCTGTTGCGAGTTCCTCGATCACGTCAGCGGCTTCCCGGCAAATGCGATCAACGGCGCGGGGGTTTTCGATGCGATGAACAGTTCGCAACGTGTTGATAAGTTCCGCAATCTCCGGGCGCATCACAGACCTGCTGCCTCTTTGTAAGCTTGCCACGCGGCATCCCATTGGGTGTGGTAACCTCCGGTATGAGAGAGTTTGTCCAGCGCCGCGACTTCCTTGGTCGTGTCGGGCGCTTTTGGGGCGGTCTTTTTAACTGTTGCCATGTCGGCCTCCTATATGTGGCCCCATAATACCGGCACCGGGTAGCAGGTGCAATCATTCGGCAACTTGCCGTCTATGTCCACAAAAACCTGGGGCCTGCCGGTAGTCTATCCCTTGCTCCCTCTTTTCTTGCTTGCTAGGTTGATCTGGCCGAGAGCCATCACTCAACAGCAAACCGTCGATCCGGCGGCAAGTGTGGTTTGAGTTGGTTGCGCGCTACCGAATGCGCCACGTTCTCAGTCGTAATCAACGGCTCTCGGCTTCTCTTCTTTGCAGCGTGACGGTGAACATAGACGGTACTTGGGCTAATCCCGAGTTCGCGTCCGATCTGCGCGGCTGACCATCCTTGCAGTGTCAGTTCTTCGACGCGGCGACGGTTTCCGTTTCGCATTAATTTTCCTGTGGTGTGGGTAGAGCGCGGGCCGGGTGCACCGCTCGGAAAGCGGCTAAGTTGGCAGCCCGTTAGCGCGCTCCGGTATGGACCCAGAGCATCCCACCCCCGAAGGACTTATATACCGCCACGGGCCAACGGCGGTTAGGCCCCTATTCTACACCATCGCGCGGCGGGGTGGAAGGGCGGCATCCAGTGGGTCGGCGTGGCGTCTGCGTTATTGAATACCAAGCGCGGCATCACTCCCCCTCCTTCTGTGCGAGGGCGGCGCGAAGTGCAGTCGCCAGTCTTGTGCCATCCCCTTTGTGGTATGCTTTAAGCAACCCACAAGCCTCCGCACCGTGGATGGCAATTGCCATTTTGAGCCTCTGGTTCTCCGTCTCCAGCGCGTCACGCTCGGCAAGGAGGGCGGCGTAGTCCTCTGCAAAAACATAGACGTTACCGCCTGTCTGAACCGTCATGACTTGAGCGCGCACGGCGTCAAGGTCCACTCGCTCAGTCATCTTGCTTCTCCTGTTCTGCGAGGGCGGCGCTGGTGTTGCCGCATGGCCTCGCTCGGCACGTCCTCGGGGTAGGTCCAGTTTGGGTTTTTCATCCCTCTATCCTCTCTCATAAGCCCCCGCCGCTTCGTGTCACGGTATCCACGGCGGGGAACCCGGCCCGCTCTTGGGGTGCGGGTGGGTTATTGGTCGTCGTCTTCGAAATAGCTTAGATCGGCTGACCAGTTGTCGATTTTGCCGGTGCCGTCGATTTCCATGATGACGTAGTCGCCATAACCAGCGCCGCCTGGGGAAAGCATCGGCGGAACGTACCATTCGCGCTTCGCCCACTCCTTTCCATCAGCGTCAATCAGGCTGTAAACACCCGCGTCGCAGACCTTGTAGTGTACCTTCGCCGTTACTCCCTCGGGCCAGTCATCAATCACGCCGGTATCGAGATTGACGAAAATGCGCCAAACGTCGCCTTGGCGAAGTGGGATTAGCGCCCCTTCTTCATCTTGAACGCCGTTCACTTCCCCGTCTTCCCAATACCGAACGCCACACTCAGCCTTGAGGCGTGTCACGGTGATTTTTTGCACGGTCTTAACACTCAATTGCATTCCGATTTCCTTCCTTGTTTCAGTTCCCCCGGCGGTTCATGCGCGTTGCCGCCGGGGGTAGCCGTTCCGCTCTGGGGGTGCGGCTATCTCTTTACGCTTCCCTTGATCTCGGCCAGCGCCCAGATCGCGTATCTTTGCGCGTCATCATCGCCACAAACCACGCGCGCAAGTGCGTCGTGTGCCTCTATCAGCGCGCGGCACATATCAAAGGTTTCTGGCGGGTCGTATACGTCAGGCGCTGACAGGTGGGCGCGGCAACGGTCAATCATCGTCTCTCTCCTATTCCCCGCCCATAGCGACACGCGCGAGGGCTGGTCCATTGGTCGTCAGGTGCTGTTCCCGCTGCAAGGCGTCGGCGGCGCGTTCCAAGCGCTGCATGACCATGTGCAGTATCTTCGCGTCCACACGCGCGGCGTAGTGGGCTGTCAGCAGGTCAAACGCTTCGTCCGGCTCAAGGTGCTGCACGGCGTCTTTCAGCGCCTCACGGGCGGCGGCTTGGCTGGCGCGGGCCTCGCTGATCTGCGCGGCTTGGGCCTGCCCTTCAACGTCGCGGAAGGCCAGCCGTTCGGGCGTGTTGCGATAGCGGAACATCACAACTCCCCCTTCGCTTTGGCAATGGCGGCGCGGGCCGTGAGAATTTCATTCACGACCTGTTCTCCCCACCGCTTCCGAAGTTGCGTCACATCCCAACCGTCGCTGTGAGAAAGCATGGCCTCCAGCGCTTCCAGCAGGTCAGGAGCGGCGGTAACCAAGTGCGAGTTGGCCTCACTAACCCAATCGGCGACAACATCTTCTTCAAAGTCGGTTCCTACCGGGCCACGGACTTCACCACAATAGAACCCGTCGCCGTCAACGTGTCGAACCCAAGGCCTAGGCGTCGGTTTTGCTTTCGTCATATCGTCATCCTCCGATCATGAGCGCGCCAATGGTCAGCGCGAGAAGAAACACGGTTGCGGCCAAGTCCTGCCAGTCAAAAGCGCGGAAGGCGGCTGCTTTGTTGTTCAGGTGCTGCGCGGCATCTTTCAGCGCCTCACGGGCTTCAACAATGTTGCTCATTTGAACACCTCAATGTTGACGACCCACAGATCATTATACTGAAACGGCCCGACCACATACACGTCAGCAATCGGATTGGCGCGGCGATTGGCGCGCGCCTCGTCAGCGAACACCTCCGCCTCTTTGCGGGTCTCAAAAAAGTGATCCTTGTCGGTGTGGCTCATTGGATTTTCACCGCAATTACTTTGGGGTTTTTCTTCCCCACTTCGAAAATGCCAGCCACCCCAAGAGGTTCGCGCCCGTCATGGCGCTCGACAAATACGTCACCGTGCGCTTCAAGCTGACTTTCAAGGATCTTGATCAGTTCGCTGATGGTCATGACGCAGCCTCGGCGCTGGCCTTGATTGCGGGCAGAAGGCGGGACGTAGTGTCAACGGCGCGGCGAAACGCTTCTGCCGGATCGTCAGTTACGTCCCCCAAGAAGCCTTCCTGATATCGCCAGACTGTGGCCGCAAATTTGGACCCGTAAGGCTGATCAATCTGAGCAATGTAAAAGTCGTCGGCTTGTTCGTAAGTCATCGTCTCTCTCTCCTGCTATTCTCATTTGTATTGACACAGATAAAGGGTGCCTTTGGGCTTGTCAATACAAAACCATTAAGTTATGACCAGCACATGAGCATTGAGAACCGAACACGCATGTTGCAGTTCCGCGCAACGCCGCAAGAGTGGCAGGCTTGGCGCGAGGCGCTACAGGTTGACGGGCGAACATTGGCCGATGTTTGCCGCACCGCGCTGGATCGTGTAGCAAAGAAACACCGCCCCACATCCTCCCTAGGGGCGGTTGGGGCAGGGGGCAATGAAGGGGCAGCGTTGCCCCCTGCTGAGGATATGTGATGACCAGAGACGAAATACTTGATACAGCCAAGCAACTGATCAACGGCGAACGCCAGCAACACTACGGGTCGCCAAAGGATAGCTTTGCGCGGATCGGTGACTTGTGGACAGCTTACCTTGGTGACGCAATTGCCGTGCGCATATCAGCAGTAGACGCAGCTAACATGCTTGCACTGCTAAAGATCGCCCGCCTTGCCAACGGGCCGCATCAAGACAGTTTTATTGACGCCTGCGGGTACATGGCTCTAGCTGGCGAGATGGGGTCTAAGTCGGCTTGAGGGCCGCCAGCAACGCCCCTTGAACTGCGTCCTTGTCGCGCAACACAGTCAATACGCGCTCATCAATCGTGTCTTTGCAAACGATATGAACGATTCGCACCGGGCGGGTCTGTCCTTGCCGGTGTAGTCTCGCGTTGAACTGCTGGTAATACTCAAGGGACCAGTTCAGACCGAACCAGACGCAAAGCGCGCCACCGCGTTGAAGGTTAAGCCCGTGCCCGGCGGATGCCGGATGGGCCAGCAGCATTTGGATTTCGCCACGGTTCCACGCATCAATAGTGTCTTGTTGCTTGTCTAACACGCGCGCCTGCGGGAAGCGCGTCAACAGCCGTTCAAGATCGCTCTTGTAATTGTAAGCAACGAGAATGTTCTCGCCTTCATTGTCTTCAACGATCTCCGCCAAGGCGTCTAGCTTGGCCGTGTGGGTTTGCGCCCAGTTCTTGTTCTCGTCGGTGTACATGGCCCCGTTCGCCCATTGCAGAAGCTTATTGGCCAACACCGCCGCAGTCGTGGCCTCGACCACCTCGTCATCAAGTTCTGCCAACATCGTGCGCTCAAAATCTTTGTAATCGCTCAACGCCTTGGTGGGCATGTCGATGCGCTGTTCAATGTCGATCCGGTCGGGCAGGTCTAAGTAATCCTCCGCGCTCATGTGGATCACTTTATCCCCGATCAATTCGTGAATACGGTCAGACGACCCCGCGCGTGGTGTGTAGCGATAGCCCATATAATCCTGCTCAAAAAAGCGCTGCTTGTAACCTGTCAGTGTGCGGCCCAGACGCTGCCCGTAATCGATCAGATACATCTGCGGCCAAAGGTCTAAAAGCCCGTTTGGCGACGGCGTGCCAGTCAACAGGATCATACGTTCAATCGCTGGCAACATTTTCTTGAGGGCTTTGAACCGCTTGCTTGACGAGTTCTTAAACGAAGAACTCTCATCAATGACCACCGTGTCAAATTCCCACCGCTTGCCATAATTTTCAACCAACCACATGATGTTTTCGCGGTTGATAACGTACACGTCCGCATCGAGACTCAGCGCGGCCCTACGGGCCTTCTCCGGCCCGGTGCATACCGACACCCTCAAATGCTCTAAATGCCGCCACGCGCGCGCCTCCTGCGCCCACACGCTATTCGCAACACGCAGGGGCGCGATGACCAGCACCTTGCTTGCCACCATAGCCCCCAGCATGTCGCTGATGGCTGTGAGGGTAGTGACCGTTTTGCCGAGACCTAGCCCAAGAAAAAGCGCGCAGCGTTCTTTTCTTAAAACAAATTCAACGGCTTTTTCTTGATATTTATGAAGATTTTTTCGATTTAGCACGCAACGCCTCCACCATTTCTTTTCTGTGAACAGCGATATGCTCACTCCGCGTCATGAGCTGCAAATTGTCAGGGTGGTTATTTCTTTTGTTTCCATCTACGTGATGAACAATATCATCTGGCCCAAGAACCCTGCCGTACTTTTGTTCAGCAACCAATCTGTGTTCGTGCTGGCCACGCACCTTCCTATAATGAGTGCTTGTCAAATCACCTCTTTCTCTTTGTGTTGAACCATCATTCATTTTGGCTCGGCGGCGCTGTTCGTCATTCGTAAAAAACCGAGTGTGGTGCCCTTTGGCGTAGCGACCTTTTGTTTTCTTTCCGCAGCCGCACTCGCAGTCTTTGTAGGGTTGCTTATGCCACCATGATTTATAATGTTTTTTGCATCTTCCCGTCGAATGAACAGGTTCCCCGCAATCTACGCAATCGCCCAAATCGGCCATATGCAAACCCCCAAAATAGATGTTTACCAACCCCATATCGACAAGGGGTTGGTCTGTCAAGATCACCCCTCGAAAGCACGGGCTGCCTCCATGCTGTCGATCACGCGCACATCACACCCCAGCGCCCGGCGACGCTCATGGTCGCGCGCCTGAAGGTCTGTCGGTTTCTTGCCGGGGGCCTTCAACTCAACAAAGATCACCCGACCCCCTGGGAGCGTTACGATCCGGTCTGGCACGGCGCGTCGCGTCGGGCTGACAAACTTCTCAGCCATGCCACCCAGTTCCTTTACGCGCTGCACCAGCGCCCGTTCAATGTCCTTCTCAAGCATCAATGCCAATCCCCAATTGTTTGAACACCATCCGAGCCATCCCAACATAACGCTCCACGTCTACGTCATTTGGAAACTGATCGGGCAGATCGAGGCAGGGTCTTGCCCCATCGGACTGCGGTACCTTGTTGCTGTTCTTAGCGTAATTGATCGTTTCGTCAGGAGCGACTTCGGTGCTGTAGTAAAACCGCACGGCCTTCCCCAAGGGTTCGTCGCGCCATACCGCCCCACCGGTCACCTTGCGGAGCATGACGAACCGGCCAATATCCTTGCATGAGCGTATCACGTCACGATAATCGCTTTGTCCGCTGAGGTGCTTGGCCACGGCCTCTGAGACAATCGGGAACTGCGGATTTTTCATCAACCCAGGTTCCGAAAACACGCCCTTGGCCTTGTAAGACCCATCGCCCTTTACAGCGATGTAGTTATTAACGTCGCGGCTGTGCAGCGACGTGTAATCGCTGCGCTCAAGTTCATACGACGTATCCACCTGCCACCAAAACACCACATCCGCTATGCTGTCTTCCAGCGCCTTTGAGGCAAACACCACAATACCGTCCGTATTTGCGCTGACTACCGACGCGCCGATTGCCTCAAGCCGTTCAATCAGCATCAGTAGGGCCAACTGCCCCGTGATTGTGGTCTGGATCAAAAGATTAGGGGCGTAAAGAGTTGAATACTTGCTGCCAAGCTTACCGAACGACCCGTTGACGACGATCTTTAAGGTGTCAGCCGTTACCTTGTCGCCCGCGTGCTTTGCTGCGAGGCGGCGTTCCACGATACTCTTGTATATGTCCGTGAAGTCGTCGCCCATGTTATCGGGGGCGATCTTCTGTTGCAGGATGATGCTGGGATAATATGACGCCACGTCGAAGTCCGCCAAGATGTGATCCTGACCAGCGTAGACGCTCCGGCCCTTTTCGCATGAGTGCAGACCACCTATCCCCATCTGATACTCGCTCTGGCCGATCTTGATGCGGGTATCCTTCAGCCAGTCGGGCAGTTTGATTGACCCGTTAGCAGACAGTTCAAAGCCCTCGGCCATGATGCGCTTCAGAATGTCTGTAAGATGATCGCTTTCAAAGCTGATGATCTTCGGATCAAGGTAACGAAACCTCGCGTCGTCTCTCAGCCGCTGGGGCCGCAGCGTCTTACCGCTGACCCCTTCAATTTCACTCTTCAGCACAGTCTCAGCGATCTGCGCGTCCGACTTCGACCGCAGATCAACAGAATACTGCTGACCCATATCAACCCGCAGCGCGATCTGCTTGCCCATCATCTGGTACAGTTCAGCAGTCACACGCACATCGTTGATGCAGTATTGTTTCAGCAGATCGCGCTGGTCAGGGCTAATCATCGCGCTTGGCTCGATTGGCAGGTCTTGCAGCTTGGGGTATCCGATCCGCCCGGCGTAGACCTTAAGGCCCGCCCGCCCTGGCAAGACTTCAATGATGTCAATGTGGTCCCAAGCATCCGGCACATTGACACCAAGGTCTTGCAACACTCGCCAGCTTGGCAGGTTGCTTGTGATGATGGCATCACTGACCTTTTTCAACTCATCGCAGGATCGGTTTTCAAGCGCCGCAGCGATCATCGGCAGGTCATATTGACTTGAATTAAAGCCGACTGTCGTGTGCGACCGCATCAAATGCGCGATCTTTGACACGTTTAGCGGCTTACCTTCGTGCATTTGGAACGAGCCGACTTTGCCAGTGTCGAGGTCCATAAAGCAGACCAAGAAAAAATTTGAGTAACATTCAACATCTAGGATCAGTGCCATGAGGGGTGGCCTCCATGTTTGGCATTAGTAATGCGGCGGGGCGGCCTTCGGTGATACGTTGCCCGGCAGCCCCGCCTGAGACTTACATGAAGTCTTCTTCATCAACCTCGAACATGTCGAAGTCGTCATCAGACGCAACCGCCCCATCCGAGAACGGCTCGCCATCCTTGTAAAACTGCACACCCAACAGGTTAGCGTTGATGCGCTTGCCCCACTGGTTATTCTGCGCCCACAGCTCGATCACCGCGTTAACGTAGCACCCCGCGTATAGGCGGTTGTCGTCTTCGGTCAGTTGCGACTTGTCGCGGTCAATGACCTTCGGGCGCTTGTTGTTCGATGCCTTAATCGACATCTTCCCGGCGTAGCCGTCATAATCGATATCGTCCCCATCCTTGAGGCAAATCTTATCCTCTTTCAGCTTCGCGCCCTTGAGGTTGTCCCTCACCATCCGGTCAATCGCCGCCTCAATCTCCGAAACCTTGTCGGCATGCTCTTCCTTGTCGAGCAGGAACGTCGCTTCATACTTGGTTTCTTCACCTGAAAATACCGCCTTGCGGAACAGGCTCGGGAACGAAAGCCGGACGTTATGCAGTTTGATTTTAGCCATGGTTCTATCCTTCTAGCTTTGTTTGTGCGCCGAACTGGCGCGTCACTCGTCAATCACGTCGAAGTCGTCATCGGCCAAGTTGACCGCTGGTCGCTTGTCACTTTCCGGGGCCAGTGTCGGTGCCCCGCTCGGCTTGGTAATCAGATCGGCAATGTCTTCCTTGCGCACCTTGCCAAGCACCTTTTCCGCTTGGCTCGGGCTGATCAGCTTAACGGCGAAGGCCTTATCTTGACCAACCAGATCAACCAAGACCGCCTCGGCAGCTTTTTCATTGCTCCAGCGCCGTTGCGACCGACCCTCCACCAGCTTGTAACCGGGAAACCCGTCTCCGCCTTCCAGGCGCTCTTTGACCACCGTCTCAACAGCCGACAACCAACCCTCAATCAGCCCCTTAGCGTCCAGCGCCTTGCGCAGCGCGGCATCACTCAGCGTGTTAGCCTTGGGCACGCCGTCAAGGTCGTCGAAATTGGCCATGATGACGGCTTCTGTGTAGTCCATCAGCGCCGCGCAGGTTGCCTTGGCTTTGCAAAACCTGCACTGCTTTTCACCCGGCACGCGCTCGGCGTCGGGGTCTTGCGTCGCTTCGGCCCGCTGGCTTACCCATTCGGCCCAGCGCAACAGACGTTCAACGCTGATCTCCCATTCGCTGATATGGTCTAGGCGCGGTTGGATGATGCTGATGCGCACCACACCAATGGTATGCTCTTGTGAGTACTTGGCGTAAGCACCAAGCGCGTACAGCATGCCCTGTGGGTTTTCTTCAGCATCGACCCGCACACCCATCCCAAACTTAAGATCACAGACGTGCAGCACGTTGTCGGTCACAATAACAGCGTCAGCGGTGCCGAACCCGCCTTCAACCCAATCGCTATAATCGACACGCTGTTCAATCGCGTACACGTCACAGTCAGCAATCAGCCTGTTTACATACTCGACGTACATCGAGACGTGGCCACCCATCTCGGTGTCGTCCACGACGTGCGACAGGTACTCCTCCGACTTAATCTGCGCGTAGCGCGGCCAGTCGTCAAAATCAACGTGCTCAGGGTAGTTATGGGCAATGGCCAAACACTGTTCAGCCATCTCATGGGCGCGTGTGCCCTCTTCTGCAAAGGATGACGTTTTATCCGCCAGTCCGTCTTCTGCGGCAACCGATCCGGCACAGACCAGCCACCTATGCGCGTTGCTGGCACCCAATTTTGCGTGCGCGGTCATTAGCCTTGCTCCGCTTCAAGCGCCGCCTTGATTTCGGCGTAATGTTTAGCGTCAATCGCTCCGATCCGCTTGGCACCATATTTGGCAAGCACGTCCTTGATGACCTTGGGGCCTTTTTCACGAGAAATACTTAGCGCCAGCGCGTGCAACTCTTCGGCAGTCACCACATCTTTTGTGGGTTCGACAGGCTCTTCGATAGCCTCTTCGACAGCCTCTTCAACAGGCTCTTCAACAGGCTCTTCGACACCCTCTTCAACAGGCTCTTCGACTGTGGGTGTCTGTGCGCCAGCAAGCTGGGCCGTCAGGGCCTCGACGGCGTAACGCAGTTTCATGATTTCTTCTTCTAGCATTGTAACCTTCCTTTTTGTCTTGCCGACCAGCGCTATCATGTGGCACGTTCTGCGTCAATACGCAACGAAAGGTTACAGTTATGATGCGATCCAGCGAACTGGCTGTCGCGCTCGGGGTATCAAAGAACACTGTTCTGCGCCTAGCCAACGAGGGCCACATCCCCGCTACCAAGCTGCCCAGCGGGCATTACAGGTTTGATTTTAACGATGTCGTCGCCGCGCTGCGGGCGTCGAACGACGGAGGCAGCGATGATGCTTAAATTCACCTATTGCAGAAATTTTGCCCATGCGGAGACCCGAGAGGCTTCGTGGGACAAGTTCGCAGCCGCGTGCATGAAGTCCACCGGTTACGCATCCAAGGAAGAGAGCATCAAACGCGCGGCTATCATCGGCGGCTTGCGCAAGGACGAGACCACCGGTCGGGCCGAGAACATACACCTGCGCACTATCGCCATGCTGGATTACGACGATCTGGACGAGGGTGTTACGCTTGAAGACATTGAGTTTGCCTTGCAGATCGGCCTGCCTGACGTGGGCTTTGTGGCTTACTCGACTTTCCGCCACACCCCCGAGGCACCGCGCTTTCGTGTGGCCGTCCCGCTCTCCAGACCCGTCACCGGGTCCGAATACGGCCCCATCGTTGACGCGATTCGAGACGCCATTGATCTGGGCGACCCCGACGATTGTTCATACACTATGAACCAGATCATGTTCTTGCCCAGTCACCGCCACGGCGTCGATCCTTGGTCGCTGCGCCAAGACGGTGCCGCTTGGGCGGTCCCCGATCAGGTTCAGGGCGGCATAGTCTACGCCGACGCGCTGGGCGATGAAGATGGGCTTGATGATCTGGCCATCGCTGTCGCCAGCGAGCCGCTCGACATCAGCGATGACCAAGTGGCGATCCTGCTGGAGAGTTACCCGGCAGAGGGGCTTGATTATGACGATTGGCTGCGCGTCGGCATGGCGCTCTACCATCAGACCGAGGGCCGGGGCTTCGACCAATGGGTTTCATGGTCCGAGAAGTCCAGCAAGCACGACGCCCGCCAGATGAGGGTCAAGTGGAAGTCCTTTGGCGGCCACGCCTCGCCTGTGACGATGGCCACGCTGATCAAGGCCGTCGGTGGCCTCAAGGGGGAGGCCGTCCAGCGCGGCGCGCAGGCCGTCGCACAGACGCTGGAAGACGAGGCCGCGTCGGTCTGTGACCGCGACAGCTACAACGCTTTCAAGCGCCGCGTGCAGGGCCTCAATGACGTGCAGATGCCCCCGGACATCAGGTCGATGCTCGCCAAGATCGTGCACGAGGTTTACGCCAATGACGCGAAGATGGGTCTGCGCGAGGTCAAGGCCGCCTTCAAGCCCGTGGTCCGCCGCGCCACCCGCGACCCCGACCACAACGTTGAAGTCCCCGACTGGCTGGTTGGCTGGGTTTACGCCGAGGCCGATTGCCTCTTCGTGAACACCAACGTGTCCGACTACGCAATCAAGAAAGAGGCCTTCCGCGCCAAGTTTGACCGCATGCCCGAGTGCGCCGCCATGGAGATGGACGCAGCCACCTACGCCCTGACCTATGTCCAGATCCCCACAGTCGTGCGCACCATGTACTGGCCCGGTCAGCCCGAGACCTTTGAGACCGAGGGCAAGCAGTACGTCAACAGTTACCACGACAGCGGCATTGACCCCTGCGAGACGCTCCAGGGCGACGACGACGGCCAGTCGGTGGTTGATCTCTTCCTTCAGCACGTCCGCAACACTATCGACGACCCGCGTGAACAGGGGCTGCTGCTGGACTTCATGTCTTACGTCTATCGCCGCCCCGAGAACCGCGTCCGCTGGGGCCTGTTGCTCTGGGGGATCGAGGGCAACGGCAAGACGTATTTTTATCACCTCATGCAGCTTCTGCTTGGCCGTAACGCCCGCACAGTGACGACTTCCATGATCGAGAGGCCTTTCAACGATTGGGCAGTAGGCTCCAGGCTGATTGGTATTGAGGAGATCAGGATCAGCGGCACCAACAAGTGGCGCATTCTTGATCAGCTTAAGCCGATGATCTCGAACAGCACCATCGCAGTCGAGCCAAAGGGCGGCACCTCGTATCACGCCCCAAACTTCGCGTCGTACCTCATGACGACCAATCACCAAGACGCGGTCCCAATGTCAGACAATGACAGGCGGTATTGCGTCATCTTCACCAGGCAGCGCCGCCAAGACGACTTGTTCGACCAGCACGGGGGGCCAGACGGGGTGGCAGCGTACTTTGACAGGCTGTTCACAGAGACAGAGAGGCGCGTGGACGCCATCGGGCGGTATTTGATGGAACGTCGCCTGTCAGATGAGTTCAAGCCCCACGGGCGCGCCCCGAAGACGAAAGGTGTCGACGAGATGCGGGCGGCCAATATGAGCGATGATCGTATCATGGTGGAGGAGGCCATCGAGGATTACCGGTGCGCGATTGTCGGTAGTGATGTGCTCGATGTGACTTACTTGAACAACGCGGTTTGTATTGACGGGAAAGAGATGCCGAAGACGCGGGCACTGGCAAACGTGTTGCGCGATATGGGGTATTCGCAGGTTGATGGGCGGCGCGTGAAGGTGGGTCAGACCAAGCATTATGTCTGGTATCAATTGGGCCCTAATATGGACTCGGAAAGGGCCAAGCAGAGGGTGCGTGACTGGTTTGAGAAAGTTGACGATGACAACGATGTGCCGTTCTGACTGAGCCACGGGGCGCGATGCGGGGCTGGGGGACCAATGAGGGGCGCAATCGAAAAACATTGCGCCCCCACTTTTTTCCCTTATTTTCTTATTATTTTCTTTTCTTGGGGATCAAAGGATCAATAACAGAGTAAGTTTAAGACTGAGAGAGTTGAGTTTTAAAAAAGGGGGTAGGTAGGGGATTTTCAAATAAAGTCAGTTTGTACAGTAGCGAGTTGAAACATATTGGGTTTGCGCCCCCAGCCCCGTGGCGGTCAGGCGGCGAGGCTTTGGTTGGGGCGGTGTGCGATGGGATGGGGAGGGGGTGGGGATTGGTGTTGTGGAACAATGATGGTTTTGGCATTGTATTGACATGGATGAAACAAGGAGATGACTGTGAGAGAAGGTTACACGCCGATTGAAAAGGCGCATCGCGTGGCGGCAAAAATCGTCAGGGGAACAGCGCCGAAGGTCATCGAACTTCTGGGTGAAGATCGATATCGGGAACTCATGTTGAAAGACGCCATCGAGATGGAAAAGCGGCACGCGCGGGTCAGGGGCGAAATGCAGAAGAAGTCGGGCGTGGTATACGCAGATGGCACACTGGCCGAAAAGAACGATCTGATCGTCACCGCAATGGCGGACTGCGGTGAGCGCATGACAGTCGCGCGGATCACAAAGGTAACCAAACTGTCAGAAACGTCGGTGCGTAACGGCCTCAAGAGGTTGATCGAGGGTGGCGTCGTCTCAAAGTCTCTCAGCGTCCAGAAGTCGGTTACAAGGCCCTTGACGCACTATGTGCTGAGACCAGACTACGGTGACGGGATTATGGACCTGGACAAGCGGTTTCTCGACGCCATGCACAAAGAATCAACGTCAGGGCAAATAGCGGAACTAATAGGCTTACCCGTGGCAAACGTATCCGCGCGCCTGGCGTACATGTACAGGTGTGGGACAGTGGCAAAGCGTGTGACAACGAGGCAAGAGACTGGCGTGCAGTTGGTGCTGTGGAAACGAAAGGGATAAGGCAATGTCCAAAATCGGAGACATGAAGATCGCCAAGCTGGAACAGATCGGAGAGGATACAATCTTCGACCGGATCGCCAATGGCGAAAGCGTCAACAGCCTGTGCCGTGAATACGAAGTAGGCTTGCGTATCTTCTACAGGTTCCTGCGCAAAGCAGACGGACGGGCAGATCGATATCAAGACGCACTCAAGCTAGCAGGTCATGCCTACGCTGCGCGAGCCGTGGAAACGGCGCAGGGCGTGGATGATCCTGCTTTGGTGAACATGGCTAGGCTCAAGGTCGATACTGATAAGTGGATGGCCGGTAAACTCAATCAGGATTACGATGTACGCCAGCGCGAAACGACAGTGACGTTGAGGATTGAAGACCTGCATGCGCAGGTGGCCGAACTGGTTGGTGATGAGGTGGTGGGCGCTGTGCTTGAAGGTGATTACGAGGAGCTTGAGGCGTGGGAGGAAGGCGAGGAATAGGGCGAAATCACACACCGGCAGCGGTCGGGGGTATGGGCGCGCGCGATATTGCAATTGCGAATCATTCGCAACTAGGATGTAAGCGCTTACATTGCTGCTTAGATTGCACATTCTCGACATTCTGCGCCGCAGAAAACGCTAAGTGTTTGAAAACAAACAAAATCACATTTAACATAATACGGATTATAGGCCATATTGCGTTAAATGGTCAGTCTTCGCCTCGATCTCGACGCCTGACCGCTGGTAACGCTGGCGCAAAAAGCCCCCCCTGCGATCCCGGCGGCGGGGCCTTTGCCCAGGCGGATGACACAGATCGAATTACCCTTACCCCCGAAAAAAAAAAATTTACCAGCAGTAACCTTGGCTGTAGAGCCGCATGTTGTATCGTGCGAGGCTATGAAAAGAAGCGCATTGGGGGTTTTGACCTATGAGCTGCGACACCATCGACCGGATGCAGGCCACCATCGACTTCAACGGAGGACATTGAATTGCTCAACAGCCAAATCACACCGCCTGAACGGGACAGCATTGAAGACCTGTGCAAGCCGCTGTCTGGCAAGGTCATGCCGAAGTCCACGCTCTACAGCCGGGACCACACGCCGCGCAGCAACGCGCAGGCCCTGGGGAAGCTGCGAGCAACCCAAGGGCGAATTGATCATGCCAGGAAGCACAAGGAGGGTTTTGACTTATGAGTGACCAGCAACAGGCCAATCCGTTTCTCAAGTTAGCTGACCGCTACGGGCGTGGTGGGAATGCGCCTGTGTTGTTTGCGCAAGAGGTGTTGGGTGTTAATCCTGATCCTTGGCAGGTGGAGTTTTTGCAGACTGTGGCTGACCCGAAGTTGCGGCGTGTCAGTGTGCGATCAGGGCACGGTGTGGGGAAAGGTAAATGTGTTGATGAGGATTGCCTAATTCCGTGTCAGGTGGCATTGTCTCCGGATGGTCATTTGGAGGCGACGGGCATGAAAGTGGTGAGGTGGGGTGACATCAAAATCGGTGATTACGTGTTCGGGGCTGACGGTGTTCCGACGCGGGTGATTGCAACGAATCACTATAGGCGAGAGCATTACCGGGTGACGTTTGACGATCGGTCGAGTGTTGTCGTGTCTGGTGAGCATGAATGGCTTGTGAAGGGTAGGCAAGACCGTCGGAAGGGTTTGGGCTGGCGGCTTATGGAGACGCAGGGGCTTATTGCGGCGGGTGTAAAGCGCTCGAATGGGGCGAACATGGCTCGGCAGTGGGAGATACCGATTCAGGGGGCGGTGCGGTTTGCTCATGTGGAGGGTTTGCCGCTTGATCCGTATGTGATGGGTGTTTGGCTCGGTGATGGTAGTCGGGGTGTGATTGCCAAAGACAGCCCTGCCGTGCGCGAAAAACTGGCTGCGCGGCATCATGGTGGGGTGACGGCTAGATCGAACGGGAGATCGGTTGGCATCACAAAGGTGAACTGGGAGTCTGATCCGGTTTTTGCGTGCCGCAGTTGGGAGAAATACATTCCTGACGCTTACAAGTATGCCGGCGTTGCGCAGCGTCGGGCACTGTTTGAAGGCTTGATGGATGGGGATGGAGAGGTTCAGGCGAGCGGTTCTTGTGGTTATTCCAGTTCGAGTGAGCGGTTGCTGGATGATGTCGTTTGGTTGGCTCGCTCGCTGGGTTACAAGGCGATGAAGCAGGAGGCGGTTAAGCAACCTCGATACCGCGATGGGGATGGGAACTTGCGGAATGGGCGTCTGGCATATCGTGCCACGATACAGGTGCCGGACAATCCGTTTACGCATGAGGAGCGGCGCGCGGCGTTCAAGCCTGCCAGTGAAGAACGGTATTTGAAGCGTTGGATTGATAGCATTGAGCCGGTTGGCTTGCTGGACGGCATGTGCATCACGGTTGAGGCGAAAGACAGCCTGTATCTGACGGATGATTTCCATGTGACGCATAACAGCAGCGCGGTTGCGATGGCGTCTCTGTGGCATTTGATCTGGCGGGTACCTGGTAAGGTGGTGATGACTGCCCCGACGAGTGCTCAGTTGTTTGACGCGTTGTTTTCTGAGGTCAAGCGGATGGCCAAGCAGATGAAAGAGCCGTTTGCGTCTTTGATCGAGGTAAAGGCTGATCGCATTGAGTTGAAGAGCCGTGCGGCGGATGCGTTTATCAGTTGCCGAACGAGCCGAGCGGAACAGCCAGAGGCCTTGGCGGGGGTACACAGTCCGCATGTGTTGCTGATTGCGGACGAGGCGAGCGGTGTGCCGGAAGCTGTGTTTGAGAGTGCTGCGGGATCGATGTCTGGTCATAGTGCGACGACGATCCTGACGGGGAACCCGACGCGGAATACGGGTCTGTTTTACGATACGCACCATCGTTTGCGGGGCGATTGGTACACGATGCATGTGAGTTGCATTGATAGCCCGAGGGTCAGTGATGACTTTGTGGCTGAGATGAAGCTGCGCTATGGGGAGGATAGCCCGGCGTATCATGTGCGCGTGCTGGGGAACTTCCCGCCTGCGGAAGATGATACGGTGATTCCGGTCGATCTGATCGAGCATGCTATGCACAACGAGGTGCGGATTGACGATAACACGACGGCGATCTGGGGGCTGGACGTGGCGCGTCACGGGAATGACAGTTCGGTGCTGTGCAAGCGCCAGGGGCCGGTGGTGCATCCGCTGCGGGTGTGGGGGAATTTGGACCTGATGCAGCTTACGGGCGCGGTGAAGGTGGAGTATGACACGTCACCGCCGCATCTGAGGCCTGCGGAGATCATCGTGGACAGCATTGGGCTGGGTGCGGGGGTGTTGGACCGTCTGAGGGAGTTGGGGCTGCCTGCGAGGGGTCTGAACGTCTCTGAGAGGGCTGCGAGCAACGCGACTTACATCAACACGCGAGCGGAACTGTGGTTCAAGGCGAAGGAATGGCTGGAGAACCGGGACGTGAGTTTGCCGAGGGACGAGCAATTGTTCGCGGAACTGGCCTCGCCCCGGTATTCGTTCACGTCTACGGGAAAAATTCAGGTTGAAAGCAAGGAAAGCATCAAAAAGCGTGGCCTGAAGTCACCTGACCGAGCCGATGCGGTGTGTCTGTGCCTGGCGACAGATCACACGACGATGGCTTACGGGACGAGTTTCACGGGTGGCTGGAAGCGGTCCTTGAGGCGAAACATTCGAGGAATCGTTTGACAGGGTGGGGATGCCGTGCAAGGGTGTCTGTGCTCGGTGACGTTGGGAAGTTTCGTCATTTAGTTTCCTCTCTGTTGGTGGGGCAACCTGCCCAACTTGCCCCGCACTTCGGTGCGGGGTTTCTTTATTTCTGGCTCAATGTTATGTTTGTGCAAGAAAATGGGGTGATTTATGCCGTTAAAACGTGGCTCAAGTCGCAAAACTGTAAGCAGCAACGTGTCGAAGCTGCGGCGTGAGGGGTATCCGCAGCGCCAAGCGGTTGCGATTGCCATGTCGAAGGCTGGAAAGGCGCGCCCTGCGCGCAGGAAAAGGGAACGCTGATGCCAGAGAAACAGTCGAGTTACAGCCCGACGCCCACGCAGGCGACACAGGGGCCACGGGGGCCAGGTGGCGGGGGTGGCGAGCCGAAGAGCATGGCTGGCGCGCCGGGTGTTCAGAACATGATGGGCGGGCTGTTCGGCGGGCTGCTGGGTGGCAGTCGGCAGGGCAACGTGACACCTACCTCGGTCAAGGCGTTCATGCCGTCGGGTGGCGGTGGTCTGCTGGGTGGTCTGCTGGGTGCGGCGCGCTACACAAGCATTCGTGACATGTTCAACGGCGGTGGGCCGGGCCGGGCTGGGGAGCGGTTTTACGGAGGTGGGATGCTCTCGGCGGGCCTGAATCGCGCTGGTGTGCGGCCTGCGGGATATCAGGGGCTGATGGCTGCGATGGCCTCACAGGCTGCCCAGAAGGCCGCACAGCCGGGTTACACGCCCAGTGGCTATGGGGCACCCCCGACAGGTGGTCTCGGCGCTCCAGCGGGCACTCCTGCGCCGTCTGGTGGTCTTGGGGGACCGACGGGCGGTCTTGTTGCCGACATCGGTGCGCCTCTTCTGGGTTCTGGCATGACGCCAGCCAACGCCTACGCGACGGCTCCCGTTGCTCCGATGACTTACGGGTCGCCCATGCCGACTGGCATGTTTAGCACCCCCACGCAGCCGTTCACGAACACGACGCTTCCGACAACT